CGACCGGCCATCAACCGCGCCAGGTGTGCCGCTATAGCTCAGGCTCCGCAGCACCGTCAGCTGACCCGAGCCCATCGTCACCGTGCTGCCAGTCTTGGTCGCGACTGCCTGCCAGAACCATGTCCCAGCATCGAACCCCGTGCTGGTGCCCGCGGCAATCGTGAACTCCCACCCGGTTCCGTAGGCAGTGCCGACCACTGTCGAGCCTTCGCTTGCCGTGTTCGTCCTCAGGTAGTACGTCAGCGTGTAGTCAGAACTGCTGATCGCGTTCCCCAAATTGTCAGCACCAGGGACATCCCGCCACTGGATCGTGTCGCCTGCCCGGATCTCGCTAGGGATGTTCACGGCCTACCAGTTGCTGACAAAGCCAGTGGCCCCGGTTGGGGTCTGCTGTTTCGATCTTAGCGGCTTCTTCTTCTTGCCTGCTCCCTCCAGCCTTTTCTCCAGCTGGTCCCACATCGTCCGCCGGTCATAGCGCTGGTACATCCGATTAAGCGCCGCGTATGCGTAGACCAAGCAGTCGAGCGCCTCATTCCGCGCGCTGGGTTTCTTCACCCACTCGCGCACCGGGAAGCCCTTCACGTACCTCAGCGCCTGCTTCTCCGCCGTCAGCTGCTCGAAGTATTCTGCGCCCGTCTGCGCATGGAAGTGCAGATAGCCAGGGCCGCGCTCATTGTGCTTCAGCCTTCCGAACAGCGTGGTCTTCACCGTGTCACCACCTACCGGGAACACGGCCGCGCCGCGCTTCAGCGTCCGGCCTTGCGCGTTGATGTCCACCTTGCTGGCCTTGCCGATCGGCGGCTTGCCTCGCTGGCTCTGACCCTTGATCGCAATCACACCAGCTCCAGCGCGCTCGCGTGCGTACTGATACACCTCCGCCGTCGCGTGGCCGCCGGAGTCGATCGCCACCACATCCGCGCGCAGCTTGCCGCCGCTCACGTGTTCCCAGTCGTGCAGCACCAGCAGGTCCAGCTGCTTCCACACCTCAGGCCGGCACGGGTCACCGTGGATCTCTTGGTGGTCAATGAGCCAGCCTTCCTCATCGCGGCCCCAGGCCCACACGCTCACCGCCAGCCGATCACCGGCCGAGCCGCCGCCACCCTGCACGTCAACGCCGATCGTGACGGCCAGCGCGCCATCAGGCAGCACGCCCGCCTTGTACGGCTCGCAACGTTCCAGCAGCACATCCGCGCTCACCTTGCTGGCAAAATCTTCCTCCCACGTCTCGGCCAGCCGCGTGTTCACAAATGACTTCAGCATCGGCGCGTCGGTCTTGGCCCTGAGAAAGTCGTCCACCATGTCTGCCCAGCTCAGCCAACCGAGCGGGCTGTAAAGACCCGACAGCTGGAACCCAGCGGTCTTGCCATCGCTCGGTGCCGTCGCGCGCCACTCGCCGCGGCGCAGCATCGCCGGCTTGTGGATCTCAGCGAACCGCTCACGGCACACCTCGCACTCATACGACGCGGTGGCCGGGTCGTTCTTCTGCCAATTCAGCTGCGGCCACTTCAGCCACTGCATCGCATCGCAGCAGGGGCACGGCACATAGAACCGCCGCTGATCGCTGCGCTCATACTCCGCCTCAATCCGGCTGAACTCCTTCACCGTCGGCGTGCTCGTGAGCAGGATCTTCCGCCGCGCGAACGTCGTCGCCCGCTTCTCCGCCAGGCTCACCGGGTCGCCTTCACCGTCCACGTCAGCAGGGAAAGCGTCGATCTCATCGCAGAAGATGTACCGGCACGGCGTCGAGCGCAGACCCACCGCGCTGTTACTTCCGGTCAGCAGCATCATGCCGCCGGCAAACTCCTTGCTGAACATCGTATTGCCTGAGTCCCGGCTGCGCGATGGCGCGATGCGCTCGCTCAGGCATGGCGTCTCGCTGATCAGACTTTCAAGCCGCTGCTTGCTCAGCCGCTTTGCCATCTCCACCGTCGGTTGAACCAGCAGCATCGGACCAGGCGCGTGCGCGATCACGTAGCCCAACCAGTTGCTGCCGCACTCCGTCTTGCCGGTCTGCGCCGCGAACATCATCACCACCCGCTGCACTGTGCTGGTGGTGCTCAGGCAGTCCATCGGCTCCTTAAGGTACGGCGTCCGGTTGGTGCGCCACGGGCCTGGCTCCGCGCTTGCCTTGCTGCTCAGCCGCCGGTGCTTGTCAGCCCACTCGCTCACCGTCAGCGGCTGCTCAGGCCGCAGCCCGTCCATGAATGCCGCGCGCCAGACGGTCACTGCACCACCTCCTGCAGCGCCAGCAGCGCGTCCCGGTGCTCATCGCTCAACAGCTGGTGGATCACCGACGGGTCAGTCTCACCCGCCAGCTGGTGGCTGAGCCGATCGGCCAAGTTGCTCAGCGCTTCGCGGATGCTGCGGCCCATTTGAAAGGCGTCCTTCTTCACCTCATCCGCCGGCACCAGCTCGCGCCGCTGCTGCGCAACCTGCAGCTTGCTCAGCTCCGCCTGGTAATGCTCTCGCCGTGCCCGGCTTTCATTCAGCTCAGGGATCGCGTCATCCGGCAGCGACTCGATCGCACGGCGCAGCTCCATCGGTGTCCGCGGTGCTGGCGCCTCGATCGGATCCGGCTGGCTCACCTTCGCGTTGTAGGTCGCCTTGGTGTTCCGGTTCCATAGCTCCAGCGCCAGGTCGCGGTCGAGCCACCGCTTCCCGTCCTTCTCCACCACCGCCGCAGCAATGCGGCTCTTGGTGGCTGCAGTTACGGTCCCTTTAGCGCAGCCTTTCAACAACGCAAACTCGGTAAACGTGACCAGCACTGGGGTTACGTGCTTTTACAGTTCAACAAAATCATAGTGAACTGATTGAACTTTCAAACGGCTGGGGATCCCATGGCCGTTTTTCTGAGCTGGTTCCCGTTTGAGAATGATTCTCATTAACGCTAGATGGATGGCGCGATTCGCATATACCCGCAAACCTGGGCTTTCTGAGGACCCATAAACCGGGGTAGGTAGGGGGGGGTGCCCACCTAAGCCTTCCTTGCTTGGTAGGCCAGCTCACGCTCCAATGCAGAGCGCAAGTTGGGACCAAAGGTGTTGCTGAACGTGCTAGAGAGAATCTTGGGCACTGGAAACTTTGCCTTGTACTGGGGCTGGCGCGTCACATAGAAAGCGGTGTGGAAGCCACGAGGTAGGTTCGAAGTAACCGGCCGTCCGCCTTTGGCGCTGCCAGGTCCACCTGTACCTTTGGGCTTTTTGCCGAGGCGGGCGTAAATGCCAAAGGGCAGGCTGCCTGGTCGTCCTGCGAAATAGTCGCGCTGGCTGCGCTTTGCCTGCGATCGGCGAGACCCGGACACATTGGCGGTGTAGCCCTGCTCGCCCAGTGCCTTGAGTCGGCTGAGCACTTGGGTGTAGGTGCCGCCCGAGAGGTTGCCGAATGCGTTGAGCTTGAGCGGTGTGACACCAGCCGGCACGATGAAGCTGCCTGACGGAAGCACGCCAGAGGCCACCAGCTGCCGCTCTGATGACTTCTGACGGCGCGCACCACCCGAGATCATGGGCTGCAGGTATTTGGCCGCTGGCGTGCCCTTTGAGGCAAAGTCCTTAAATCCGACCCATGCCTCCAGCTTCTTAGGGCTGGCAAACCGCACGAAGGTGCTGTTCAAGGTCCAAGGCGTTGGTCGATCCACATAGCGGGGTGTCTGTGCCTTGAGGGCTACCTGCGCCTTCTTGGCGCTTTCAGGCATGGCTTTGGCGATTGCAAACGGCAGCTGCTTGGTCATGGCATCCGTCCACCGGATGGCCTTGGGCAGCTCTGACTTGATGTCGAGGGTGATGTTGGCCATGTGTTCACCGTACCCGTGAGAGGCGGATGTGAGGCTTGTTGCTTCGGATGACAAGCAGGCCACCCTCGACTTGATGGACGTGATAGCGGGTGTAAGTGGTGCTGGCGTAGCGAGTGATGTATGCGCGAATGACCGGCTCAGTGCGGCCTGTGGCATCGACCCCATCGTTCATGGGGATCAGAAACGATTGATCTTGCTCCAGGTTGCCGAGAGGCCAGTCCGGCTTTGCGTAAGTCTTGCGACCAATCCAGACGGTCCGGCCATCAACCTCGTGGAACACACCCATTAGAGCAACAATGCAATACAGCAACAGCTTACATCACCTGCCAACCATGCCAACCTCCCCCACGTTGGACTTAGACAGGATTTCCAGGTACTCCTCCTCCCTCTCCTCTAAATAAATAAAAGGTTAGTAGGTTAGTAAGGATAGTAAAAGGACTGCGGGGCAAGGGATCTGCTCCTCCCAACCTCATGTCAGAGGTAGGACAAACACCCATTTGTTCCGACCTTCCAACCATGCGCGCTTCTTTTCGTAGCCCAAATCCCGAAGGATCGAGGCCACCTGCATCTGGTCCGACCGACCTTGACGTTCCACGGGTTTGCCGATCGCCTCGGTCAAAATCAGCTCACTGGTGATGGGTCGGCCGAGGTTGCGGGTGATCCATTCCTGGATCGCGGACTTCCATGGGCTGTCCACTAGGTAGGTTTCGTTTTCGCGATCGACCAGATCGGCATGGTCGCGGGTGAGGTGGTTGGGTTCCCCAGCGCGGTATGCGGCAACGGCTGCGCTCCAGATGGCGTCACGCTCCAGCAGCAGGCCATCGACGGGGATTTGCGGTGCTGCGGTGACGGGGATGACCCAGAACCGCCGGTTGCCGGTGTCATCGACTAGGAAGCCGGTATCCCGGTTGGTGCTGCCGACGATGATCGAGCGCCGGGGGAATGACTCGGTGGTGCGCTGGTACGGCGCGCGGAATAGATCGGTCTGCTGGGTAAGGAATGCCTTGATCTGGCCGGCGTGCTTCCGGCCAGTGATGTGATCCAACTCGGCCCACTCCATGATCCAGCTGCGGTGCAGGACCATCAGGTCGTCCTTGCTGCCGATGTCGCGGAGTGCATCGCTGAACCAGAGGCCGCCAAGGTTGCGCCAGAACGTGGACTTACCGCATCCCTGCGGACCCATCAGGACGCAGGCCGAGTCATGCTTGCAGCCAGGCTCGAAGACGCGCCGGACGGCCGCGATCAGGGTGGCCTTGAGCATGGCGTCATAGAGGCTGCCTGGCTGGTCGGTGGGACGTAGATAGGCCGTTGAGAGGTGGTCGATCGGCGCCGGTGGCACGTGATCGGCAACGTGCTCCAGGTATTCACGAACCGGGTCGTAAGGGTTTTCCAGCGCAACGACATGGACGGCATCGGCAGCGAGATCCTTGGTGACCTTGACACCCTGCTGCGCGAGTTTGAGGTAGAAGTGCTCGATGTGCTCGATCGGCTTCTGATCCAGCTCGATTGCCTTGGTGAAGATGTTCCATCGGAGGGTCTGCCCGAGCTGCTGGCGCAGCAGCCTGAGCAGCTCGTCGGACTCCAGCTTCAGCAGCTTGTCGGACCTTGGGATAGGCTTCTCCTGTCCCTGTGGTGGGGATGGCTGTGACTGCCGCTCGGATGTGACGACCGGGCGGCTTTTTTCATGGCCGGCCATGTGCGCGAGGGTGCCAATGCTGACGCCACCGGTTGAGGCGTTGAAGGTCTTCCACTTCGCATCGCAGACGCCTGACTCGAACTTGCCTGAAGCGGCTGACCAGTGGATCCAGTACTGCAGCAAGCTGTCGTCGCCGACACTGTGCAGCGCCATCCCGACCTTGACCCAGGTGTCGTAGTCGTCGGCATCAGCGGCAGGGATGCGGCTGAGGAAATCAAGCGCGCGCTGGCTGTCAGGCTCAGGAAGGCGGAGCAGGGGTGTCGGCTCAGGCTGATGCCGCTGCATCTGCTGGAGCAGCAGCGAAGGCGCCTCAGCAAGGGGGAGATCACCCGGGCTGCGGCCCTTGATCCATCGGTAGGCCCCAGTGATGGGGTGAGCGCCTGCAACGACGGACTGACAGCCAGTCCATCGCAGTTCCAGCTGCTCGCCCTTGATCGAGCTGCGGAGCTTGGTGGTCTTGATGGTGGCCCAGAAGGGTTCGGGCACCTGATAGATGATCTGAAGCCGGTCATCACGACCGGAGGTGACGGCCCATGACTTGGGCAGCTCACGCAATGGTGCGCCGATCTGCTCCAGCACCTCCGAGGCGCCGAGGCCATCGTGATCAACGAACAGCAAGCCGCCGGATTGCGGACCAGCGACGACACCAACGGCTACGGCACGGCCGGCGTGGATCTCGGTGGCGAGTTGGTCCTTGGTGAGGGGGTGCTTCTGCCACTCGGGCTGGTATGGACGCTTGTCGTTTCCGACTGCGACCAATCCCCAATGATCGGGTAGCAGGTCAAGGTGATCGACAAGTGGTGGGTGATCAGGCATGGCCTATGCGCTCTCGGAGTTTATGGAACAGGTTGGCAGGTTGGAGAGTGCCGCTTCAGCATCTGCAACAGACCGAGCGACAGCAGCGATGCCACCAGCACCGCGGACGACGCCGATCCATGCCTGCTGCTCGGGCCGTAGCCGGCCGGTGGGGGTCTTGATCTCAATAGAGGTGAACACGGCCAGGCGCTGGCCAACCATGTCCGGGGTGACCACCACCGTGCGCCAGCCGATCAGATCAGCTGAACCGCGCGCCAGGCCGAAAGTGACCAGCCGGCCGGTGCGGGGATCGGGCAAGGAGCCGACCTGGTTGCGGAACAACCGGGCATCAGGGCGCGTGCCAAGCGCGAAGCGGATCTGCTGCTGGAGGGTTGTTTCGGCGTTGGGCACGATCACGGGCGCTGCTGCCGGGCAAAGTAAACGTGCCGAGCCCAGCCAGCGGGGTTCTTCATGCCGCGGGCGATGCCGACCTTGATGAGATCTTCAAAGGTGCGGGCCTTCTTGCGCTCGGCCACACGCTGGCGGATGCCCTCGCGCTTCAGCTCCTGCAGCTCACCATCCACCTGCTTCAGCTTGCGTGGCGGTGGCCCGCACGCTGCACCGCACACCGGACACAGTGGCGCGGGCTTGAACGCGGCGAAGCACTGGGGGCAGGTCCGCACTGATGGCGCTGCCTGGCTGCTGCCGCGGGTCTTGCGGATGCCGTCTTCCAGGGTCCAGTCCCGCGGGTCATCGGGGAACCCGTGGCGGTGGACGTTGCCGACGTGATCGAGGATGACGGCGTGGCTCTTGCCTGGCGCTGGCCTGAGCACACGGCCGACCTGCTGGAGGTAAAGACCAAGGCTGGCGGTGGGTCGCAGCAGGATGGCGCAGCCTGCGGCAGGGATGTCAAAACCTTCGGAAACCACGTCAACGGTCACCAGCACCTGCAGCTGGCCGGCAGCGAAATCGGCAACGATCTGATCACGATCGCGTGATTGGCCGAGCAGGGTGGCGGCAGGGATTCCAGCTGCCAGAAATGACGCTGCGACATGTTCGGCGTGCTGAACTGTGCAGCAGAAGACAATCGCGCGCTGGTTGCCGGCCAGCCGCTGATAGTGGTCGATGGCGTCCCCGGTGACCGTGGGTCGGTCCATGCGGTTGGCAGCATCACCGCTGGCATAGTCGCCTGCACGCCTGCGCATCCCCGACAGATCCGCGCGCGGGGTTGGGGCGTAGACGCGGGCACTGACCAGATGGTCAAGGAATATCAGGTCCGCAGCTGACGGACCATGCACAAGGCGGTCAAACAACGTCGATAGGCCGCGGCCATCCAATCGAGCGGGTGTGGCTGTAACTCCAAGGCGGAAGGCGTCTGGCCAATGGGCCAGTACGGCGCTCCAGCTGCCTGCGGTGGCGTGGTGCGCCTCATCAATCAGGATCAGATCCGGGGTCGTGGTGACACGCTCCAGCCGGCGCGCGAGCGTCTGCACCGATGCGATCTGGATTGGTGCAGATGCACCGGGGATGCCAGCCGCAATGATGCCGTGCTCAACGCCTGCCAGCTGCAGCTTATGGCTGGTCTGGGCGATCAGCTCCCGGCGATGGACCAGGACCAAGGCGCTGCGGCCGCGATCGGCGAGGGTGCGCATGATTTCAGCCATCACAATCGTCTTGCCGGCACCGGTTGGCATGACAAGCAGTGGGGCGCGTGCGCCGTCGCGGAAGGCGAGGCGCAGGTCTGAGATGGCCCGGTGTTGATAAGTGCGGAGATTCACAGCAACGCTAGGAAGTCGGAGTAGGTCATGGCTCGCGGCAACGTTGCGAACCTAGCAGCATCTGGCCACAAGTGCTAGCATCCGAGAGCAACCAGCCATCCCCCATGGATAACGCCGACTATCACCGCCACTCGGCGGTCTCGAAAAGCCACCTCGATCTGGTGGCTCGTAGCCCGCTGCATTACTGGGCGCGCTATGTGGACCCGACACGGGTCGAGCCTGAGCCGACAGCAGCCATGTTGCTGGGCACCGCGGTTCACACTCACATCCTTGAACTCGACGAATGGACCGCGCGCTACATCGCAGGCCCTGAGGCGCTCGATCGACGCACTAAGGCTGGCAAGGAAGCATGGGCCGCCTTTGAGGCCGATGCTGCTGGTCGCACGGTGATTAGCCGCAGCGATGCCGACTTGGTGCTGGCCATGGGTTGCGCGGTGCGAAATCATCCAGCGGCAGCAATGCTGCTGAAACTGCCGGGCAATGCCGAGACCACGCACATGTGGATCGACGCTGCCACCGAGCTGCAATGCAAGTGCCGGCCGGATTGGCTGACCACTGACGGCAGCCTGATCGTGGATCTGAAGACCACCGAGGATGCCAGTTCGGCAGGGTTCCGCAAGTCGATCGTCAATTTTCGGTACCACGTCCAGGCGGCCTGGTATCTGGACGGCATCGAGCGCGCCACCGGCCGCCGGCCAGAACAGTTCCTGTTCGTTTGCGTCGAGAAGAAGGCGCCGCACGCGGTCGCCGTTTATGCGGCCGATGCCGAGATGATCGACGCCGGTGCCAAGCAAGCGCGGCTGGATCTTGACACGCTGGCGGTCTGCAAGGCCGCCGACGCGTGGCCGGGATACAGCGACCAGATCGAGCCCATCAGCCTGCCTGCATGGATGCGGCCCAAGGCTGACGGCACCATGCCCACCATCACCGAAATCGAGACCTACTGATGACTGACCAATCCACCGCACTCACGACCACCCAGCCCGGCGTGTTCTCCGGGATCCAGGCGTTCGAGGAAGCCCAGCGGATTGCCAAGGCGCTGGCCAGCAGCACGCTGATCCCGCAGCAGTTCCAGGGGCAGGCAGGCTATGCCAACTGCCTGGTGGCGCTGAACATCAGCCGCCGGATGGGCATGGACCCGCTGATGGTGATGCAGAACCTGCACATCATCAGCGGCCGCCCCAGCTGGTCCAGCCAGTTCATCATCGGTCTGATCAACGGCTGCGGCCGCTTCAGCCCGCTGCGGTACGACATCACCGGCAAGGGTGACACGCTGGCCTGCACCGCGGTGGCGACCGAGATCCGCACCGGGGAAGTGCTGCGCGGCCCTGAGGTGACGATGGCCATGGCCAAGCGTGAAGGCTGGGCAACCAAGTCCGGCAGCAAATGGGCAACCATGCCCGATCTGATGATCAGGTATCGGGCCGCGGCCTTCTGGGGGCGCCTGTACATTCCGGAGCTGCTGGTCGGCATCCAGACTCAGGAGGAAGTGATCGACGTGGAGCCGGTGGACATCACCGAGTCGCCAAAGACCACCGTGCAAGAGTTGAACGCCAAGATTGCATCCGAGCATGAGCCGGTGGAGGTAATCAGCGATGAACTCTTCTGATTACCTGACCGCCACCCAGTTGGCTGAGCGTTGGGGGTTGCACCCTGACACGCTGATGCGATGGCGTAAGGCGGGCAAAGGTCCGCCGTATTTCAAGACACCTGGTTTCGTGCTCTATCCATTGGCCGAGGTGGAGCAATACGAAAAGGCCAACACCATTACCCACGATTAATCATGACCTTCAGCGTGAACGGTGCCCTGTTCAAGCAATCCGCAGCCGACTGGCAGAAACGGATGGGTGACAAGTATGAAGCCGGGAAGAACTACCCAGAGTTCGACGGCGTGTTGAACGTGCCGGCAGACCAGGCGTATGCACTGGCGCAATACCTGATGAACGCGGCGCCTCAGGGTGATCGGCAAGAGATCCCGGTGCGGCTCAGCGGCTGGGCAAAGACGGCCAACAGCGGAGTGAAGTATCTAAGCATCGTCGCCAAGCCGGACTACAAGGTCCAGAAGGCGATCGAGGATGCGCTGGCGGTCTGCAAGGCCGCCGGCGTGGTGGCCAACAACACCGACGCCGATCTGTTCTGATCACATGAGCATTGGCGGAGGGATCCTCCGCCATCCATCACCGACCTATCAGCCCATGCAATGCAAGCGATGCCAGAGCACCAAAACCCGGACGCCATCCATCAACAGCCGAAGCGCCACCCAGACGGTGCGGAAGCGTGTCTGCCAGGACTGCGGCAACATTTGGTTCAGCGTTGAGATTGTCGTGCCGGACTTTGCGGTCGGGTGGTCGGCGATCGGCGGTGGTGGCAGCAAGCCGGTCTTGCGCCTGCCGATCGATGTGACGCTGCAGCATGTCGAAGAGGTCGATCGGACAGCACTGTGCAGAGCGACGGCGCAGGTCCGCCGAGCACGCCGCGATCTGACTGTTACGGAATGTGACGCGACCATCGACTGACGCGCTGCCGGTGGGGTATTGTTGGCTCACGGCCGACGAGGCCACCGCCACTCCACCCATGATCACCACCACCCTTTTTTTGGTCTGGAAGCTGTTTCTCCCGCTTCTGGTTCTGGTCGCCATCATTGATTGGCTCACTGCTTCCACCGATCGCCGCGCTCGGCTGCTGCGCCGCACTGGCCTCAGCCAGCAGCAGATCGCCAATCGCCTCAACGTCACCCGTTACCAAGTCCGCAAAGCACTGGCATGAGCAACCTTTCAGCTCCTTGGATTATGCGCAGCGCCGCGATTGTGCTGCTGATCTGTTCCTACTGCGCCGGAGTCCGCGACGGCCGCACGCACCAGTATCAGATTGATCATCCCACCACTCATCAACGATGACTTTCATTATCGACCGCCGCTTTTACTTTCGCATCCTCAGCTGCAATATCTACGAATGCGTCTTTGCATCATCGGCTGCCGAGGCTCGCGTCATTGTGCAGCACGAGTATTGCAGAAACGTCAATGAGATCGAATGGCTCACACCAATGGAAGACGAACAATGAGCATGGGGAAGGTCGTGCTGAACTGGGATGAAGTACAGACAACACCCAGCGGGGAAGGCGTCACCCGTGCCATCGCCGGCAACCCAACCAAGGCGTACCGACTATTAGTGCGCGCGCCATACGCTCCACCGATGCGGATGATCCTGTTCGCCGAAGGTAAGAAAGAGGCGGTGATGTATGCACAGAACCGCTGGCCTGATGCCGTCGTGAAACTGATCGAATGCCTGAACTGATGACTGCGGCCAGCTTGTATCAGTTTGGCCGCTGCTATGAACGCGAGCGCATCTGCAACATCCTGCGCGCTCGCATGGACCAGCTTCCGCCAGACTGCACGGCATGGCAGGAAGCCAACAACCTTTTTACGATCCTCAACACCGATGGCACTGAACCAGATCCAGCTTGACCAGCTTGAGCAGGAGGCCGAGCAATGACCGACTTTCACACCGCACCATTCCAAGACTTCTCTACCGAGTTGCGCGACCCATGGCCTGTTATTGAGCGGCTGCGTCTGGCCCTGCGCGAAGCTGAGCGCTACTGCCTTGGAGCTGAAAACATCACAGGACATTGCATCACATCACTTCTTGAAATACTGCCCAACGAAGATGACTAAACAACACCGACTCACCCCACCGCCGGAGTTGGTGGATCAATGGGTTACCGAGGCTTGCCCTGAGTGTCGACTGAGTTACGACGAGTTCACTGGGCAGAGTGTAGAAATCCTTGTCGCCCGCGCCGCTCAATGGGGCGCCGCCCAAGAGCTGGAGGCGTGCTGTGAGTGGCTGGAAGATATTGGCCCTGCAGGAGTTCAACTATGGGGCGATGACCTCCGCACCGCCCGCCGCCCTCAAGCCGCCGAGCTTGAAGGAGCAGGCATTAGCACTGATTGACGACTGCGCCGATCCTGAAGGCGACTACCTAGACGACAACGCTCTGTACATCATCCACCGCGCCCTAGAGGCCCTTCCCGACGATTGATCTGAGTCGTTAAACCCGATCCTGTTCTTTATCCATCCAATCTCACAATGTTTAACACTATTACTGTCAACGGCGTTGAATACATTCGCGCCGATTCTGTTCCTGCTGCAAAACCCAATGGCAATCGCGCTGTCGTAGTGGTTGATCGTGGTTGGATCTTTGCTGGTGATGTTACCAGGGAAGATGGCCGCATCAGGCTAAGCCGTGCTGTATGGGTATTTAAGTGGGAAGGTTGCGGCTTTGCCAAGGTGATCGAAGATCCATCCAAGGCGGACATTCGCATCATTGCTGATGTTGACATCCCCAATGGCGCTGAGATTTTTTGCGTGCCAGTGCATGAACAGTGGGGACTGGGTTGATGTTTAGACCTATCGGCTACGGCACCGGCTACGGCACCGGCTACGGCACCGGCTACAGCAACGGCTACGGCAGCGGCTACGGCAGCGGCTACGGCTACGGCAACGGCACCGGCTACGGCACCGGCTACGGCGACAGCTACGGCGACGGCTACGGCGACGGCGACGGCACCGGCTACGGCGACAGCTACGGCGACGGCTACGGCGACGGCGACGGCACCGGCTACGGCACTTGCAGTTCGCACCGCAACAGAAGGGCGCAATGATCAGTATTAACTCCGAGTCTACGAAATGACTGACCTTACCCCCGCCGCGCAGGCCATCTGGGAAGCCTTCAATGAAGACGAAGCTGGCGTGTTTGTTGACTACGGTGACAAGCTCGCCGCCGCCCTTCGCGCTGCTGCGGATCGGGTGGTGCCGGATGGCCCAAAACCCAATCCCAATTCAGACTTCCACCTAATAAATTGGACCAAATCTCTCGACCAGTATTACCAGCGCCAACAAACCCGCGATGAACTCCTCGCCATCGCCGCCGAGCTGGAGGCCAAGGGCAATGACTGAGCCGTCCTTGCCCGCTGTGCGCTGCCAATGGTGGAGGTAATCCGTGGCTGAACTGATGACCACCACCTTCATCCACTGCACGCCGAACGCTGAACAGCTGATTGTCAAGATGGCCAGGGTGAGCAACCCTGCCAACGCCGACAACACCGCGACAGCGCCAAAGCTGCTGCAGTACCTGATCAGACACCGGCACTGGTCACCGTTTGAGATGGCCAGCCTGTGCATCAAGATCGACACCGAGCGCGACATTGCGGCGCAGATCCTTCGGCACCGGTCGTTCAGTTTCCAGGAGTTCAGCACCAGGTATGCCGAGACCGGCCACGCCGAGATCCCGGCACTTCGCCGGCAGGACACCGCCAATCGGCAGAACAGCACCGACGACCTGGACCCTGAGGTGGTCGATGTTCTGCAGATGGACGCCGGTGGCGTCATCGCCGCGGCCTTCCTGACGTATCAGACCATGCTGCTGCAGGGTGTGGCCAAGGAGACGGCACGCCGGATCCTGCCGCTCTGCACGCCCACGACGCTGTACATGCACGGCACACTTCGTAGTTGGCTGCACTACATCGAGGTTCGCACCGGTCCCGAAACCCAGCTGGAACACCGGCTGATTGCTGAAGGCTGCCGGGCGATCTTCGCCGAACAGTTCCCCACCATCGCCGAGGCTGCTTTCCATGATTGATCCAGTCAACAACCCGGAGCACTACATCCAGGGCAGCATCGAATGCATCGACGCCATCGAGGCGGCGTTGACGCCTGAGGAATTCCGGGGATACTGCAAAGGCAACGCGCTGAAGTACATCTGGCGCGAACGCCACAAGGGTGGCAAGGAGTCACTCAAGAAAGCCAACTGGTACCTTCGCAAGCTGACCGATGCGACCTAAGGGAATGAACCTGATCGAGCGGCTCGCTTGGGCGGTGCTGTATCGCAGCAAGCGGATCGGCTTGCTGGTGGCCAAGATGCACGACAATCACGACGTTATCTGCCGCGCTCGCAGCAGTGACCCTGAGGCGGTGCATCTGCTCGGCATGTTGATGGATGAGCTGGAGCTACCTAGCTTGCAGCTTGAGCGTCAGTTTCACGCGCCGGCATACGGCGAAGATTAGTGATCAGCTTCTATCACGGCCGCCTGCAGATTGATCGTCGATCATTGTGCGAGAACTGGCGGGCGATCGTGAGGCTGCCGCGATCGGACCAGATCGAGATTGACCTTGGCACGCCTGACATGCGCGAGGCGTACCTTCGGGCGCAGTATCAGTACCTGGCGCTGCGCTCGAAGCAGCCGATCGAGGATGTGAAGGAGATCTACCGGAAGAAGGCCGCCTGCTGGAGCTGCTGCCAGTGGCTGCCGCTGGCGGGAGAGTGCTCCTTTGGGTTTCCGGAAGCCCGCCAGACTGGTGGAAGGTTTGCCGCGCGGTGTGATCTGTATGACGACGGAACGGGAAGTGATCGAACGGCTGGAGAGGGGGGAGGGGCGATGGATTGACGTGATGATCGACGACGACGGGATGCCGCTGTATCGCGCCTGCGGCCAGAGCGGCGGGATCTGCCGGTACACCATCGACCTATGGCAGGCCGAGATCTATGTGACCTACTACTGAGCCAGCCATTGGATGACGGCCCATTCCCGGGCTGCGGTCCAGAACGGCTGTGCCCGGAACCAGTCGATCCAGTGCTTGTGGCCCTTGCGGCTGTTGCACATGAAGCAGCAGCTGACCAGGTTCTCCCGCACGGTCAGTCCGCCATAGGCCTTGGGGATCACGTGGTCGAGGGTGGGGCTGCGGCCCAGCGAATCGCCGCAGTAGGCGCAGCGGTAGTCCCAGGCCAGGTGGATCTGATCGCGGGCTGATCGCCGGGTGACCAGCCTGGTCTCGTCAATGTGGTGCTGTTCCACTGAGATCCGCCGGCAGGCCGAACACTTCCACGCTCAAGTCAACGATGTCGTCGTCGTTGCTGATGAACTCTGACAGCTGGCTGTAGATGTCGGCTGGCAGGTCTTCGGCGGCGGTGTCCGACCGATAGATGACCTTCGCCGTGATCTCGACAATGAAGGCAGGCACGGCAACCGCACGGCTGCTTATACGGTAACGGGGCGCAAGTGTGACGGGATGTGAACCGGCCACCCTGATTCGGGGATGTGCGCTGCCGGTGGGGTATGATTCACACATCGACAGCCACCCGACCGATGACCACCCTGATCCAGCAAGTCGCCGACAACGCCTTCGTGCTCACCACTGGCAAGGGCCGCGAAGTGCAAGTGACCTTCTTTAGCTGGGGCACCGTCAACGTCCTGGTTGGCACCGGCACCGGCATGGGCCGCAATTACAGCAGCCTGACCGAAGCCGCCAACGGCTACAAAGCCGCCGACGTGAAGGCCGCTCTGGCGGCTCTGGCGGCATGACCGTCACCTTCAGCGAAAATGATCTGGCAGCCATGGCCGCTGCCATCAAACAGCACCTGTCCGACTGTCGCGCTCAGCCACCCATGACCTACATCCTCAGCATCGGCCCCTGGCATGTCGGGCCGTTTCCAACGCACGTCGCGGCGCAGCACTTCGCGGAAACTCACGGCCTCGATGACTTCCGCATGATCGAGCTGGATGACCCGGCTCAGCCCTTGCTGGCCGTCACCATCCGATCGCCGTTGTATCTGCCGGTGATGGCGTAGGACCGGTTGGGTACGGCATCCATCCGATGGAACACCATCTGCCCGATCTTCATCCCAGGCCAGATCGCGACGGGGTGCATCCTGCGCGCGTTGCTCAGCTCCAGCGTCAGGCGGCTGCCATGCCAGCCCGGGTCGCACCAGCCAGCCAGCAGGTGCTCGATGCCCTCGCGCGCTCGGCTGGATTTCAGCACGAACTGAGCCGCCACGGTGTCGGGGATGTTGAAGATCTCGCGGGTCTCGGCCAGGCAGAACTCACCGGGCTGCAGCAGGTAGGGGTTCTCGGCCGTGTGGCCGCTGATGCTCTGGAGCTGCAGCTCCGGGCTGTCCGGCACCTCAATCATGATGCGATCGCCCAGCAGCACGTCCATGCTGGCCGGGTTGATCAGCTCAGGATCAAACGGCACCACCATCGCGTGCCTGCGGCAGAGCAGGTGGATCTCGTAGTCAGGAATGGGCACGCGGCTGTCAGTAAACCCACCGGAGCCTAGGACTGCCCTGGCGGATGCCAAGGTGGACGAACCCTTTTGGTGCGCCGTAGCCGAGGCTATGCGGCCAGTTCTTATCGCACCAGTCCTGCACGGCGAAGATGTCCACGCCATCCACCAGGAAGTCCACGGCACCAACGCCCGGGGCGTCGTAGAGGTGCTCGGACTGGCTGGCACCACCGACTGATCGGTTGATGGCCGCGGGCCTGTAACCGGAGGTGATCACGATCCGCCGGCCGCCGAACTGCGCGCGCACCTTCTCCAGGAACTGCGCCAGCTTGGTGGCGGTGTCGCATTGATGCTGATGGTCGAAACGCCGCGCCTCCTGGTTCAGCGCGAATTCGCCATAGCTGATGTGCGGCGTGATCTTAAAGGTGAAGGGTGACTCAGGCGTGAACATCGCCGAGATGGGTCCGGCCATCTGCTTGTCACGTCCCCAGAGATCACCTTCTGCGATGCGCCGCCGCTTGAGGCCGTTTTCCACGTTGGTACCGGGGTTGCGGTAGAGCAGCAGAGCATCAGGCACACCAGGCCAGTCTTTCTCGCGCAGCCGTTTGCTAATGGTTTCAAACCCCTTGGAGCCGTAGAAGTCCGCGCCGAGGTTATAGGCGAAGGACACCAGCGCGCTCTGCTGCTGATCGGTCAGCTCGCCCCAGCTGGGGACGCTGCTCCGCAACTTGGCGGCGATCCGGTCCACCTCCTGGCGGAGCAGCTGGTCAGCCTCGATCGCGTTGATCCTGTCGCCGCGCTTCACTGGCCGGCCGTCGCTGTACCTGGTGGTGCCGTAACCGATCGTCCACGGTTCGCCACCGCTGAGAGGATCAGGGTATGCGTCGAGGTGACAGCCTTCGAAGTCCTTGATCAGCTTCAGGGCCGCGGCCAGATCGGACTGCTTGCTGTCCTGGCTCCAGGTGGCAAACCATGCCCGATCGCGGCGCATGGCTGCGGCGTAGCCGTTGACGGCCAGGTCTTGCTCCAGGATCTCGATCGCTGCGGCTTGGTGCGGGAGCCCGCGGTAGAACCTGAAGAGCTGCACCAGTGTGATCGGGGCAGGGTTGGCCATCAGTCAGCGGCGCTTCGGGAACATCAGCCGGCCAGCCTGCAGCAGCAGCTGAATCCAGCTGTTGGACTTGAGGGGGCTGAGAGCGATCAGCTCAGAGCCGGCGGCGATGACGATGGCGACGACGGCAGCGGTTTCAGGCGACACGGCATCCATGCGAGTGCTCCAATGTTAGGGCTTCATTTCAAGGACACGCACGCGGCGATCGAGTTCAGCCAGCTGCGCGCGCGCGTCGGTCTTTAGCTCATCGACTGACTTGGCCAGCTGCACGATGGTGGCCTCGATCCTGGCGGACTGGACCTGCACCGAAATCAGCAGCGCAGCGATGGCGACCATGCCAGCCGCGAGTGCTGCCGGGAGAGCAGCAGCGAGCACGTCGTTAAGGGTTTTGGGTTCGTCCGCCATCGGGGCACCCTGCGTCTTCTCCATCGTAACGATCGAAGGGATCAGGCATCCCTGCGCAGATGGCAAGGGTGCGCTAGGTTGGCGGCCTGATCTTCCTTGCCGCGACGGTCCACCCATTTGGCAGCCTTGCCGCCCAAACCGCCCAAGAACAAACAGGCCACGCCCACGATGAGGTTTTCAATCATGCCTGGTGCGTGGTCTCTATGTAAGTAGCCTACCTACCCTGCCCGCGTGAGCTTAGGTTTGCCAGGAATGTGCTCGATGCGGGCAGCGCCGGTTTTGGATTTGACGGCCATCAATCCAATGGATGCAACCAGGCTTGGTAGGCAGCGATCACCTCAGGCGTCCAGAGTGCAGCGGCAACTGCCTGCAGCTCGGGGCAATCGTCGCTCACGTCATCACCAGGAACACGAACATGGCGATGGTAGGTCTTGCCGACCTCTGCGCCATCCTTCTCGATGATGTCGGCACGGCGGCATTGAATCACGGAATAAGGTGGGGTAACTTCGATCTGATACTCAGAACGCTCGGTGAACTTAGCCATTAGGGTCAACCTCCGGTTGAAACAGGTTTAAGCCGTAGTTTTAAGCCGTTGCGGGCTAATTGTTCACACGCGGTAGGTCATTGTAAAATGAATCCCAGAGTTTGCCGCAATAACAACAGCGCCATATACATTGCTAGAGTTTGACGAAAAGCATGTATTGCTAATGTTGCCAGCTTGGTTTGTCATGGATCCGACGACGTAACCACTGGTTGGCGGTGCAGGCGTAAACGGCAATCCACCACATAAGATTCCTGCGCTAGACGAGGCTATGCTTGTTGCTCCAAATAGCGAGGCGTACACAACAACCTTATTTCCAATTTTTGTGTAGAAACCTTGCGATGTATAGGCTCCAACTAAAGTAAGCCCGGCGCCTTGTGTCGGCGTCCAAGTTCCCTCCTCATAATCGTCCAGCGTATTAGCGTCAGTGCAAGCCACTTGCGTAGCTGGGAACGTGATGCCGTTGGAGACTTGTAGCTTGCCGCCATTAGCCGTGGTGGTTGTTGTTCCAACCAGCAGTTCGCCTGTGCTGGCGATGCGGGCGCGTTCGGTGCTTGATGTAAATAAACGTACATCGGCTCCATCAATGCCAAGTGAAGTCCATGCAGACCTCGCATTAGTAACTGCAACTAACTTGCCAATAGTTGAATCCGTATAAAGACCAAGAGTGCGATTATTCGTAGTATCATCAGCAATAATTCTGTAGTTATCTCCAGTAATTGATACATGCAAAACTGTAGCGGGGCTAGTAGTGCCAATCCCTACTCGGCCACTGGAATCAATCCTCATGGCCTCAACGCCGCCCTCAACGAAGGCAAGGGTGTCGGCTGCGGGGCTGTAGATGCCAGTGTTGAGATCACCAGTAAATGTGATCGACGGCGTGCCAACAGCGCCAAGGGGATGATCAATCGCAAGTGCAGAACTGACTGCAGTGGTACTCAGGCTGAGTCGTACCGTGCCGCCCGTGCTGATGGCAACTTGGTCAGCGCCTGGGCTGTAGATGCCAGTGTTAAGGTCGCCGGTGAATGTAATGCCTGGTGTGCTGGCGCTACCCAATGCAGCGGTGAGTGTTCCAGCTGAAGCCAGCAATCCTAAGTTAGTGCTGGCCAGCGTGCCGACGGTGATCCACGCGTTGTTCGCTCCGTTGCGCAGTTTCAGCAGACCAGTGGTCGTATCTGCCCACCACTGGTAGGCATACATGGTGGCCGGTTCAGTGGTGCCGCTGCTGTTGCTGACGATCGCGGCGAGCTGTCCGTTGATGTCGGAACGCACTGCAGCGCCAGTTCCATTTGAAACGACAAAGTCTGCTTGGGGGCTCATGACGGATTAGGTAGTGGGTTGATTCTGACAGGGTTTAGGCGCCCTTTCCATAGCCGACAGCCGACCACGCAAAGTTGCGGTCGATCGTGGTGCCGCCGCTGTTGCGGAACGTCACCACGAACTGGCTGCTGGTTACGCTGCTCACCACGAAGTAGTCGCCGGTGGCCATGTTCTGCGCGGTGATGCCCACGCTTGGCAGGCTGCTATTGACGCCGCCGAGGCTGGCAGTGCCGGAAAAGAACGCCTTGTCAAAGGTGACTGTTTTGGCGCCGGCGCTGCTGGCAATGCTTCCTAAGCTTTGATCCTGACGGCGCTGAAAGGTGGCCTCGTAGCCCAACTCGTCGATCAGGATGTTCTGGCCTGGGTCGGTGCTGGTCAGCTCAGCCTTGAACTGAAAAGCCCGCGCCTTAAAGGTGCCGTTCACGAACTCCTGCCAGTCTGACCATGTCGGGCTGCCGGTCGGGTTGTCGCTGGTGCTGCGCAGATACATCTTGGCATTGACGGCGGATGATGCCGCGCCATCCCAATCGGCCCAGTCATCGACCAGCCCGCTGCGGCTGTCGATCAAATCACTGGGGAAGTAGCCGCGGGTGACAAAGAATCGCTCTAGGTCCAAGCTGTAGGACGCGCCAAGGTCGAGCGTATTGGCAAACTCATAGGTTCCGCTGGTAGCCACGGTGCCGAGAACGTCCATGACTGGCAGAAGATCCACATCCGCCACAGTATCGAACGATGCAGTGCCATCAAGGGTTAGTGCATCATATTCGTCGCTATAGAAGCAACTTGTTTTAGCCCCTTGGAATGGCGGGGTATCAGCATCCTCACGCCTTGATTGGACCAGTAACTGGCCAAGCGTGTCTGGAAAATCGATGATGACGCTGGCCTCAGATTCAGACTGCCGGCCGCCGTCATCCTCGAACTTGACTAGGATCTCGCCTTCCACCAATGGGACGATTGCCTCGGTGGCACTTCCCGATTTAGCCTCAACCAGATCGACGCTGTTCCCCCATGTTCCGCTGCCATCGGTGAGGTTGGTGTGACGGATGTGAACGCGACCGCCGACCTTGACATCTAGATCAACCGTTGCCGCCCACCGCAACCGGCCCGAGTTGGCGTTGATTGCCTCAAAGGTCAACTCCTCCACATTGCCAGGGGCTGCGGTCTTACCAACCGCTGCAAACGTGAGCACGGCAGGCTGGTTGCTGGGCGTGTTTGAGCCATTGAGGCTGTAGACATTGATCGTGTAAGTGTCAGCAACTGACTCAAGGATTTCGTAGTCGGTCCTTGGAACCACCACGCTGGTCCAATTGCCTTCGCTTTGCCGATACTGGACGCGATACTGACTTACGCCGGGAATGCTATTCCAGCTGGCGATGATCTTAACCTTGGCCTGGCCCTGCGACTCGTAGAAGGTCTCCCTAGCCGATAGGCCGTTTGGTGCGATTGGCGGCTCGTTCAGCTGCGTGATCACCCGCGGCTGCAGCGCTGCACCTCGTTCGACGTAGTCATATTTGCTCGGGTCGTAGGTCAGCGCTGTGATCTCGTATTGCGCCTGATCGGTTTCGGTGACGCTGAGCACCCGCCAGAGGGTGGTGTTAACGGTTGAGTTGTTGATCACCCAGATGCTGTTCACGTTTGGCGCCACGCTGAACGCGGACGCGACCGTGATCACAGCGCCAGTGATGCCACTGATCGCCTTGGTTTCTACCGTGCCATCAGGCATCACTACCGAGATGGTCGGCGTGCCAGTGATCGGCAGGCTTGTCTCGGTGGTGTCGTCCACCGTGATCGTGCTAGTCGTTGCTGCAGCGATGCGGCCACCTCGGCGGACGCCAGACTTGACTGGATCGGCAATCGAGATTACAGCGCCCGGACGCACCAGCACACCGGCATCAATGGATGCCTTGAACTCGACCACCTCCGTCTCGTAGCCTTCGGAGTAGAGCAACCAATCGCCAAGCCTCGCAGCTTGGCCGCGGCTGTTGCAAGCGAACGCTTTGACGTTGGTAGTAACGACGCCATACTTAGCGATAGCGGTCGTGTCCTCGACTACCTCATAGGCCAGGTCCTGTGTTGTGGTGTCCAGATAGCTGACCACCGCGACCGTGTGCCGCGTCTTGAGATCTGAGCCGGTGTACTTAAAGCCTTCCTCGCTGACGTTGGCCAGCGTGAACAGGTAGCTGGCATCAGTCGGTTTGTCCTGGCTGATTGTGAGCGCACCGGTTGACCAGTACGGCATCACACGCATGACGCTGCAAAGATCATTGATCAGCTTGTATGCCTCTTCCTGGTTCTGGATTAGCGCATTGCAACTAAAGCGTGGCTCGGTGCCGCCAAAGCCATCGTTGACCAGTGTGCCGCAGTATTGCGATGCGGCATAAAACGCGAACTTGTCTAGCTGATTGGCTTTGATGTGATCGCCAAAGCCATAGCGCGTGGATGTGAGCAAGTCGTATAAGATCCAAGCCGGATCACTCGTCCAGGTTGCGGCTGCGAATGTGCCATTCCAAACGCCGACGTAACTGATCGCGCCGGTGGTGGCATCTACCGTGCCATTGTTTGGGATCTGTACCTTGATCCCACGGATTCGATAGGTACGATTCGGAACGCTGCTGAACTGCTCTGCATCGAGCCGCAACGCAACGATCGCACTGTTGGGATATCGAAGCTTCTGCTCAATGATCTCGGTGTAGCTCGACCAGTAAAGATCATTTAGCAGCTGGCCGCTTCCGCTATCATCAGTAACCCGTTGCACGCGGATATCAACCGGGAAGGCGCCAGTGATCGCGACCTTGTAGTCGCGCTGATACTGGTCAGCCGTTCGGCCAGTGATCGTGTCATTGATGACGGTAGTGTAGCCACCGCCGTTATATTGAACCTTGATCAACAGGTTGATGCTGCTGCCGTTGATGTCGCCTTCGTCCGTGAATTGCTCAAGGCGCGGCACCGTGATCGTAACTCGAACAGCATTGACGTTGCTGTCGGTGATTGTGCGAGTCAGCGGCGATGCTTTGAGGACGATTGTGTTGACGGTGTTCTCGTCCTCAATGTCCGAAAATCCAGAGATATAGCTCTGCGCTTGCGTGCCATAACGTGCATCAATAGTAATGTTTTGGAAGTTGTAATCAGCTCCCTGTGGATTCGTTGCATCTGCGCCTTGTCGAAGGATCTGCGTACCATTGAGGAAGATGTCCTTGAGCATGGCCCGGTTGTAGTTGGCATCGCCGCGGGTGTATGCACGAGCTGATGGAAAGCCCTCGATCTCGCCTTCGCTAAGCAGATCGACGAAGGTGCCAAACTGCTTAGACGCCAAGCTGTCCGCATCACGGACCGGCGTTCGGGTTGGTGCGACTACCTGCTGAACAACGGTCTGCCCGCCTCCACCATTACCACCAGCACCGCGAATTAGACTGGTCATGCTTCCACCTGTACGGTGTCGATGCCTGCCGAGATCACGACCGAGCCGATGATGGTTTCGCCGTAGATGATGGGCACAGGTACTCCCTGGCGGCTGGTATTTTGTACGCCGCTGAAGCTGTAGGACTTCTGCGGATCTAGCTCCGTCTCACGTGTGCCGCTGTTGGTGCTTGACAACGCAATCGTTGGCGTTGGCGTCAGCAGCTGGCTAACGCCGCCCAAGATCAAAGCACCGCCGAGCAGGCCCACCTTGGTGACCAGTGAACCGGCCAAGCCCAGGCCGAGGCCCGGGACAAAGATCGCGAGCGCTACCAATGCAATGCCTGCCAAGATCTGGCCGACGCCACCACCAGCACCGCCGATCACGGGGATAATGCTGATTGCTTCAGTCCCAACCGGGCCATGCAGCTGCTCGCCCGGGATCGCATGGTCCCCAACCTTCACCCTGTAATGCCGGCCAGGTTGGCTGATGTGCGCTTCAAGTCCAGGGAAGTTGGCGATCAGAAACCTGACCGCCTCCGCTGCACTATCCACCGCCGCCATGAAGCGCCGCCGTCCGACGAACTTGGCCACATGCCCATAAAGTCGGATCTCGCGCAGCATGGCCAGCGTCAGCCTGTTGTCAGTGTATCGGCGAACTGATGCCGCAGCCGGCGGCCTGTGCATTTCTGCAACCAGCCGCCATACAGATCGCGGCTGCTCAGCCGACCTCGCAGGTGATGCAGCACCAGCTGGTCGCCGATGTAGACGCCGACGTGGTTCAGGCCCGAGCCCTCGATGCTCATCAGCAAGGCATCGCCAAACTGCAAATCATCCTCAGGCAGCAGCTCGCGGAATCCTGCATCACGCCAGAACTGATCGAACTGCGGCGCCGCCTGAAACTCCGCTGGGGTGGTAGGCCGCGGCCAGTCCGGCAGCTTGATCCCATGCTCGCCGTACCAGTCGCGCGCAAGGGTCCAACAATCGGCAACGGCCCACACCCATTCGCGGCCGATCAGCGGCGCCTTGTAGCCGCTTGGAGCGGTCTCAGACCAAGCGCCTGTCTTCGGGTTGTAGATGTGCCACGGCAGCCCGCTGGCCTCAATGCTGAGCAGATCGGCCTCGCTTGGTTCTGCTGGTGTGATCGGATGGCTATGGAAAATCGCCTCGATCTCGCCGGCATCTTCGGCCGCGGCAAAGTCGGTCGGATCCATGATGAACTGCTCGACATCCGTTGCCAGGTTGTGGCATGGCCAATAGCGCCGGCGACCTTTGACGACCACCAGCAAACCGCACGCCTCGCGGGGGTCGTCGCCTTTGGCGTGATCCATTGCCGCATCGCGCCAGCTCATGAGATGAATGCTCCAATGCCAGGGAAGGATCCGAACGGCAGGGATCCGGTCGATCCAAACCGTAGCTTGCAGCTATCGAGCCGCTTGCCGCAAACATCCAGCGCCAAGGTCGCGACGGATTGATCGCTTGCATTGAAGTAGTTGCTGCCGGTGTAGCTGCATTCAGCAGAGCGGTAGATCCATTGACAGATGCTGCTGATGCACTGGCGCTTTGGTGCGCGCACACCAGCTAGGTCAAACGCTGCAGCGCATTCCCATTCGATCAGCTGGCGGTTCTCGGTTGACTTGCGGCTGAGGTAGTAGATCTCCCGGGGGAACTCCGCGGTAGGGTCTGGCGTGCCGTAGGGATTAGTGCCACCGGTGAAGTTGGCGCCATCGATGTAGCGCGCCATGGTGCGGATCCGGGTCAGCTTGGCGCCGGCCAGGTCGTTGTTCGGCGTGACCGCGTTCACAGTTGCAAGGATGGTGCTCATTGTGCCGAGCACGTTGCTGACCTTGATCTTTGGCCGCGGCAGTTGGCCATTGCCGCTGTACTCAAAACCATCCATCTCGAGCGGCAGCCGCTGGTATGAGTTGCTGTCCCATACCAGTTCGCCGTTGGCATTCATGTTGCTTCCAGCATGGAACCGGTAGACGGTGCTGCTGCCGTGGAGTGCCGTGATCAGCTGCAACTCGAACAGCTCGATCACCGAGCTTGGCGCGATCTTCTGGAGCTCTGAGACTGGAATCGCCATGGCTTACGGCTCAAAGACCTCGACGAAGGTGGCGCTGATGTTGTTGAAGTTGCAAGACCGTAGCGTGGCCTGCCACTCCTTGCAGATGTACTTGCCGGCACTGGCGCGTGGTGGCGTCCAGTCAAACGACTCGACAGCGCCGCGGGCCTCAAGGAAGGCCAGGATATTGTCCCGCTCAGTGTCGGTGCGGTTCAGGAACTGCAGCTGCCATTCCTTGCCATCGCGATGCAGACCAAAGCCAATGCGCTGCTGGTAGCCGTCGCCCGCTTGAAAGGTGACGACGCGCGGCTTGCTTGCCTCGGTTGCGTCAAAACTTGGCGTGTAGGAAAAGGTTGCCATTACGCGAGCAGGCCTCCGGGGCGTTTCTGGGTGACAATCTCATTCTTGACGGCTTCGCTGATTGCGCGCGCAAACTGCCCAGCACGGCCGTCATCGCCCTGGGCTTTGGTGCCGGTTGCGTCCACGTTGACGGTGACGTTGATCCCACCGCCGCCGCCGCCAGCGTCAACACCGAGCCGGCCATCACGACCACGCCGCAGGGGCAGGATCGCCTCTGGCCCAGCCTCGCCCATCAGGCCGGTGCCGTTGGCAAACGGGAACAGGGTGGGCTTGTCAACGATGCCACCGCGGGCGAAAGGTTGAATCCCGTTCTGAGCAAAGACGCCGCCGTTGGCTAAGGTCAGACCAAAGATCCCGCCAACGCCCTTTAACAGCGGCGCAATGATGGCCTGCCGGATTGCGATTCGAGCGATGTCAGCGATGATGCTGTTGGCCAGATCAGCAAAGCTTAACTTACCGGTTGTAACGAAATTGGTTAGCTGATCCTCTAAACCTTGGAACGTATTAACTACAGCATCGCCAACCTGTGCGCCAAAGTTGCTGATTGATTGATAGTAAGCTTTGATTTTTTCGGCGAAGTTAGCACCAAAGCTATCCTCCTGCTCTTTCTGCTTTTTGTTTGTATCATCAAGCGCGGCAGCACGCTCGCGCAAAAGCCGAACGTGCTCCGCTAGCGCCGGGTTGGTCTTGGCAAGGATGTCAAGTTGCAGCAGGTTCACCTGAGCATTCAGCTTCTCCAGCTCGGTTAGTTCAGTCTTCCCGCGCTTGATCTCATCAATCTTGCTGTTGTATTCATCAAGGTTAGGAAGAAGATCCTTGAGACCTTGCAGGTAGTTCTTGTCTGCCAGCTCCATGTTCACGGCTGACAAGGTGTCGATCAGCGTTGCGAAGGGTTTCACATCCAGCGATCCACCGGCTTTATTGACTTCCCGTGCCAACTCCATCACGTCTTGCGTGAGGTTTTGAATCTGCCGCCTGTTTGATTCATTCGCTGCGTTCTTGTCTTGCAGCAGCTTCTCGGTCGGTGATGCGCCGATGCCCGCGTAGGCAGCGGTTACGTCAGCGATGCTGTTGCGCAATTGATCCTGAAGCGTGATCGCTCTTTGCGTCAGATCGTTGCGCTGCTCCTCTAGCCGCTGCTGTTCAGTCAGCCTGCGCTTTGCTTCAGCCGCGGCCTTGTTGGCTGCCGCTTCGTTGCGAGCATCAATCGCGGATGTGTCCAACCCCATGGAACGGCCCGTACGCGGTCCCGTGCTGGGTGATGGTGCATTGGTCCAAATCTTCTGAATCTGCGCGAAGTCTTGCTGCGCCTGCTGCATCAAAGAGCCGATCCGGTTTTGCGCCACAGAGATGGCACCGGCAAAGTCGCCCTGAACCGCCTTGCCCAGCATGTCCAGGTAAGCCACTGAGTTTTTGATCGCCACATCAACCAGCTTGATCGTGGCGTAAATCGCCGTGGCCGTTGCGCGCAGTCCAAAGATGAGCACATCGAACAGCGCCGACCAGTCCTGCTCGGTGTCAAACAGATCGCCGAAGACCTCAAGGATTGACTGAAGCGCAGGCAACAGCGCGGCGGTTAGCTCCAGCTCAAACGCCTTCGTTCTAAGTCCAAGCTCGGTGAGTGATTCACCGAATAGATCTGATCGCTTTGTAAATTCTTCAAACTCCTGCGGAGTCAGTTTGGATTTAAATTGTTCCAAGCCGGCCGCGCCTTCATTCAGCAGCGGGATCAGGTCAGCGCCGGCTTTGCCAAACAATGCCACCGCAGCTGCGGACTTCTGAGCACCATCGGGCATGTCGGCGAAGCGGTCAGCAATTTGCTTCAGCGCCTTGTCTGCTGGCACCACTTCGCCGTTGGCATCTTTGACGTTGACGCCGAGAGCCTGGAACTTCCGCGCCAGATCTTCATTGCCTTCAGCCGCCTTGACAAGGTTCAAGTTGAGCTTGCCCAGACTCTTGCCCAATGCTTCCATGTCAACGCCGGCCACCGTAGCAGCGTTGCCAATGGCGAACAGTGCTGGGGCAGCTACGCCAGTCTTGATCTGCAGGTCGTCAAGATCACCACCTAGGTCCATCGACTTCTTCACGATCGCCGTCAGCCCTCCCACGATGGCGCTGCCAGCGATTGCAGCAGCGAACCCACCGACGGCAACCTTGAGGCCATTGAACGCCATGGCCGCGTTTTTGGTCTGACCCTGCAACCCTTGCAGGGAATTACCCAGCCGGCGGATGCCTTCTTCGCCAACAACGCTGGCCTTGATTCTGAGCAGGGCGTCCATGTTCGTCGCCATGTCAGCTGCTCCGGCTGTTAATGACCATCATCGCGGCTGATTCCATGACCTGCAGATCCTCCAGCAGCGCGCGTGGGTCTTCCACTGCGTACATCTTAAAGAGCCACGCCACAGCACCATAGTCCAGCCCGAGCACGCCGCTCATGGTGGTGCGCCATTGCGTCTGGCATCGCAGGAACATTTCAACCACCGGCCAGTTCTCTTCCAACAGCTCGAAGTCCGCGCGCGGCTGCTCGGGCATCACAATTCCCAGAGCAGCTGCATCAGCATCGGTTTCGTCAACCACACTGCCGCCGGCCCAATGCTCGGCGGCCTCGATCAGTTTTTTCTCTTGGCTCCCTTGATGCTGTCCATGTACGCCTTCAGCACCGCCACCGCGAGCAAGGGAACTTCCATCAGCTGATCGAGTGCCTTCTGGCTGTAGGGGATCTCCTTCCCGTCATCGCCATTGATGCCGGACCAGCCCACCAGTACATCAGCTGCGATCTCGGTGACCCGCTCCAGGTCGCTGAAATCTTCCAGCTTCTGCAGCTCAGCCACCATGGGGCCGACCTTGCTCTGGGGCAGGCGCTTGAACTCGCCGTCGAATGTTTGCCGTTCATGGCGGCCACCATCAACAGGAACGTCAAAGGTGACCGGCCATGTGTAGGTGTCGGACTGCTTGAGAACAAACGCCATAGAGGGAGCTCCTATCAGGTGAAGGCTAGGCTGATTTCATCATTGCCGGCCGTGGTCGGTGTGGCCACGTACGGAACGCTCAGCATCTGCACGCCATCCTGATCCCCATAGGTTGGGTTGGTGATGTCGCACTGACCGGCGGTGAAGGTGGCACGGTTGCCGGCAGTGGTGCCGTGCAAGAACGTCAGGTTGCCGGTGGTCTCGGTCTGAGCAATGCCGAAGAAATCCTTCGCTGCCAGGGTTGGAGCCTCAAGCATCACAGTCCCGCTCGATGCGCGATTGGTGATCATGACTTCCTTGGTGCATCCCACCAGCTCGCGGTAGACCGTCTCATTGCCGATGTCGAAGGACACTGACTGCAGGCAGCCTGCGTAGGTGAAGAACTGGAAGGCCGAGGTGTTGCCCTGCTTGAAGATCAGGGGGCTGGCCTGGTTGCTGTAGGTCGTGGTCGGCAGCGCCGTGTCAGTCGGTGCATTGTAGATGCCCACCATCGTGAAGTCGAGGGTAGGGATCTGACCCACCTCGGCGTTCATCGTGAAGGTGCCGCGGCAACCCGTCAGGATGTGGCGGATGCCGTCGTTGTTGAAGTAGATCGTCGCAGAGCTGAAGCTGCTGCTCACCGGCGCATAGGTGACGCTGGTGCTGGCCACGATCGTTTCTGACAAGCCGCACGCCTGCAGGATGGCGCCATAGCGGGGTGCCGTGCCAGCGGTGCCAGAGCCTGCCAGCTCAACCTGAAAGGTGATGCTTGCCCGCGTGTTGGCCAGCAGCTGGGGGCTGTTGCCCAGATAGTTGCGGATCAGGTCGCGGCTGACGACATCAGCCTCGATCGGGGTGATGTCCAGGTTGCGAACCAGCAGCGCATCGGATCCGGCCGGTGTGCTGTCGGTCCCGTACGTGGATTCCTTTTTAACTTGGATCAGTCGCTTGCGTGTCAGAGCCATCGCTCAGTTCCTCGGCTTGGGGTTCGGAGGGATTGGCCGGCTCTGTCCGCTCAATGAGCTTCCGTTTGCCGGTTTTGGGGTCCAGCAGGTAAGTGCCGCCTTGTCCCCTGTGTTCGTCTTCCATCGTAGCCATCATGCTGTTGCCAGATTAGTCACACTGGTGCGGTAGCGGATCAAGAAGTCACAACTGATGACACCAGCTGGCTGGTCTGCTTCCACCATCTCGAAGTTCACGCTCTGCGGCTGAACGTCGATGGCCACACCGCCCAGCGTGAGATCGGCCATCAGCTTCGCGTGCAGGCTCTCAACCACCGGGTCGGCGATCTGGTCCGGGATGGCTCCGCGCACTATCACCGCGACCCGCACCGTGAGGCTCCAGTCGAGCGTCGGGAGGCTGGTGTTCTGTTGAGCGGTATCGCTCACCGGCTCGACCACGATCGCCGGACTCTCAGCCCGTGCCATCGGTTCCACCCTGCTGCGGTAGATCCGCGAGTCGACGCCGGTGGTGCCGGTCAACGCCGTCCGAACAGCGGCCATGATGGTCTCGCGTTTGGTTGCCATGGCTTAAGTCGATGCGACTTGAACGACAGTGCAGATGATGCCAGGGACGCTCGGGTGAGCGTAGGGACTGGTCTGGGCTGCCTCAGCATGGATGTAGGCTGCGACGTTGCTGGTCGCCCAAATCAGCTCGAGGTAGTCGTTGGTAGTCAAGCCCAACACAAAG